CATTCCAGTTAGAACGTGAAGCAAACGCTATCGCCAAGTTGACTCGTAGAGGGAAAGGTAACATCATGATTTGTTCAAGTGATGTAGCATCCGCTCTCGCTATGGCAGGTTTACTTGATTATAACTCAGCTTTACAAGGGCAAGTTAATCTTCAAGTAGATGATACAGGTAATACCTTTGCAGGTACAATGTTTGGACGTATTAAAGTCTACATTGATCCTTATACTCCTGCTTCTTCAACAAATGAGTTTGCTGTTGTAGGATACAAAGGCACAAATGCCTATGATGCTGGTATATTCTATTGTCCATATGTACCATTACAGATGGTCAGAGCAGTTGGTCAAGACACTTTCCAACCAAAAATTGGATTTAAGACTCGTTACGGTCTAGTCGCTAACCCATTCGCTCAAGGTACTGATGTAGGTGAAGGCGCATTAACAGCACAAACTAATAACTACTATCGTATTTTCCAAATCGCTAACTTAATGTAAAAATTAATTAGTATCTTTAAAGAGGAACTTCGGTTCCTCTTTTTTTTGGCTTCCGCTTATAGAACTTATATAAATAGAAGATGGCAGGCATAACAGATAAAAACCCTAGTAATCCTAATTTTTTACACCCAAATAAATTTGTGTTCTCATTTGCAAGAGCACCTAATTTACAATACTTTTGTCAATCTGTAACAGTACCAGGATTATCAATTGGTGAGGCCATGTTTAATACACCATTTGTGGATTTGTTTTCACCTGGTGATAAACCAATGTATGACTTGTTAAATGTCACATTTTTAATTGATGAAGATTTAAAGAGTTGGTTAGAAATACATGATTGGCTTCGTGCTATGTCATTTCCTGAGAGTTATGCAGATTACAAAAATATGGGTAAATTAAATAAATTTGCTGGTAATCAACCAAAGTTTCCACAGTTTCATGATGCTTCACTTACTTTATTTTCTTCAGCAAATACCCCTAGATTTAGATTTAAATTCAAAGATGCTTTTCCAACAACACTTTCTACATTTGTAATTAATTCAGCTGATTCACCAGATGAGATACTTACAGCTGATGCTACATTCAGATTTGCCTATTATAATGTTGAAAAATTATAAAAAATAGTGTACCCTCCTAGAAGGAGGTAAATTATGAAACAAATTGATGAACTACTTGAATTATGGAAAAAAGATTGTGAGATAGATCGTACAGAACCAGGTAAAGAATTATCTAAAGTGCCTAGTTTACACAGCAAATATCTTAATATCTTATCAAGACACAGATTACTTTCTAAAGACGCTGAGTTTAAATACATGAAACTTAGAAGAGTAAAGTGGGAATATTATACGGGTAAAATGAGTGAAGAAGAATTAAAAGAGAGAGGTTGGGAACCTTTTCAGTATGTTCTCAAATCCGAGTTGAATACATACTTAGAGAGTGACACAGATTTAAATAAATTCATGGCTACAAAAGCTTACCATGATGAGATAGTAGAACTTTGTACAAGTATATTAAAAGAGTTGAATAGTAGGACTTATCAACTTAGATCATTGATTGATTGGGAAAAATTTATAGGCGGAATGTAATATATTAATGAGCGACATAGTATTAAATAAACTAAACGAATCTTTTTTAAAAGTTGAATGTGAGCCACACTATGAAATGGAATTATCTTCTTATTTTACTTTCTACGTTCCTGGTTATCGTTTCATGCCTGCTTACAAGAGTCGAGCATGGGATGGAAAAATTTGTTTATTCAACAGACGTAACCACACAATATACCATGGTCTAATACCCCATATAAAAAAATTTTGTTCTGAGAGAGATTATAAGCTCGATATTTCTCCAGATGCTAACATAACACATTCACTATCTCTAGTTGAGGCAGTAGACTTTATTAAGACTTTAAATTTACCTTTTGAAGTCAGAGATTATCAATTACAATCATTTGTTCAATGTATAAGAAATAAAAGAAGATTGGTGTTATCACCAACAGCTTCTGGTAAATCACTTATATTATATTTAATTGTTCGATATTTAATGAAAGATCATGGTAAAGGTCTTTTAATTGTTCCTACCACATCTCTTGTTGAACAGATGTTTACAGATTTTAAATCTTATGGCTTTGACTCTGATAAACATTGTCATCGCCAGTATTCAGGTAAAGAAAAACATACAAATAGTTTTTTAACAATATCAACATGGCAATCTGTTTATAAAAATGATAAAGAATATTTTAAACAATTTGATTTTGTGATCGGTGATGAAGCACATCAGTTTAAAGCTAAATCACTTACAACAATATTATCAAATTGTATTAACTCTAAATACAGGATAGGAACAACAGGCACCTTAGATGGTACTCAAACACATAGATTGGTTTTAGAAGGACTCTTTGGCCCTGTTTATAAAGCTACGACAACATCAGAACTTATAGAGAAAGGACAACTTGCTGATTTTAGAATAAAATGTTTAATTCTAAAATATGACGAATCAATAAGACAACAGGCAAGAAAATGGGACTACAATTCAGAAATAGATTATATTGTTAAAAGTGAGGCAAGAAATAATTTTATTCGTAATCTAGCTTTATCTTTGAAAGGTAATACATTAATTTTATATCAGTATGTAGAGAAACATGGTAAAAACTTGTATGACCATATTCAAAGTAAAGTGGGTAAAAGAAAAACATTTTTTGTCTTTGGTGGGACAGATACAGAAATTAGGGAATCTGTTCGATCAATTCTTGAAAATGAAGAAGATGCAATAGTTGTAGCTAGTTATGGTACTTTTAGCACAGGTATTAACATTCGTAATCTTCACAATATAATCTTTGCAAGCCCATCAAAATCTAGAATAAGAAATTTACAATCAATAGGAAGAGGACTTCGTAAGAGTGAAACAAAAGAAAAAGCCACCTTATTTGATATAGCAGATGATTTTCGTATAGGCAAATTTGCCAATTATACGTTGAAACATTTTATAGAAAGGTGTAAAATATATGATGAAGAAAAATTCGCCTACAAATTTTATAACATAGAGTTGAAAAATGGAAAATAAAGAAATCAAAATCGTAAGATTAAAGTCTGGAGAAGATGTAATAGCCACTTTTACAGAAAATAAAAAAGAAAAAAAAGTGACACTAGAAAGTCCAATGCACATAATCTTCAAAAGATCACCCACATTAGAATCAAATAGGCCAATGATGTATATGTATCCTTGGGTGCCAGTTGAAATGGTAGAAAAAGATATAGCATTTATAGATTCTATAAATGTATTAACTACATTTGAGCCAAAAGGTGAGATGATAGAATATTACGAAAATGTAATCATTGATGCAAAAGAGAGAGCTAAAAAACTAGGTGATCAAAAAGTGTTTGAAGAAGATATAGAATATGAAGAATATGATGATGATGAAATAGAAGAAATCAAACAGGCTTTAAAAGAAAGAAAAACAAAAAAATTGGTGCATTAATGGATTATAAAGATGTAATTGTGAAAAAACCTTGGGGTCAAGAATACCTTTGTTATCATAACAAAGAAATTGCCATTTGGTTTTTACATATAAAAAAAGGAGAAAAAACCTCTTTACATTGCCACCCAAATAAAAATACTGGTTTTGTCGTTCTTGATGGTCAAACAAAATTATCATTTATAAGAGGTGGTGTTGACATATATGGATTAAATAAAATTAATATATTTCGTTCAAGATTCCACTCTACATATGCTGTAACAGATGCTTTTATTTTTGAAATTGAAACACCTGAAGATAAAGAGGATTTAATAAGATTAGAAGATTCTTATGGTAGAGAGGATAAACCATATGAAAGTTCAAGTCACCATCTACCTAAAAATGATGCTTGTATATGGATAGATGAAGCTTCACTAAGTCCTAAAAATTTAGATGTGTGTGGTTGTAATATACAACATATTGAAATAATGGATAAAAAAGAGCTACTAAATAAGAAAGAAGAAGAAATATTTGTCATAACAAATGGTGGTTTAGTTACAGATGAAAGTGGTAAAAGACAAAAAATATTATGGCCAGGTGATACTATTGATGGTGAAACCTTAAATAAATTAGCTCAAGCCTTTAAATTGGATTATAACACGACTGTATTACATATAACAAAAAATGTTTGAATATAATTGCAAAATCGTAAGAGTAGTAGATGGCGACACAGTAGATGTCAATATTGACTTGGGTTTCGGCCTTTGGATTCACAAAGAACGAATACGTCTGTATGGCATAGATACACCAGAGTCCAGAACTAGAGATTTAGTAGAAAAGAAATATGGACTTTTTGCAAAAAAGTTTGTTGAAAAATATATGCCCGTAGATAGCATACAGATATTAAGAACACAAAAAGATAGGTCTGGTAAATTTGGCCGTGTTTTAGGTGAATTTGTATTAAGACAACCAACTTCTGATTTATTAGGGCTTGAAAAAATAGATACTCTTAATAAATTAATGATTAATTATCATGTAGCTGTTAAATATCATGGTCAATCAAAAGAATTAATAGAAGAAGAACATATAAAAAATAGGGAATTAGTACACAAAATATGGGGAATGATTGAAGAAGAAAAATGATACACTTATTTGATTTATATAAAACATTATGGAATTGGAAATTATATGCAACCTGATATTCTATTTGTACACCCAAACGCATCTGAAAAAATTTATCAAGGATTATCATCTAAAAATTCTGCCATAGAGCCTCCAATTTGGGCCGCTATGTTGGCAAAAAGTGTTTTGTCACTAGGTTATAGAGCTGAGTTACTTGATGCTGAAGTAGAAGGCTTAGACTACACAGAAACAGCAAAAAGAATTTTTTCCTATAAACCAAGAATAGTTTGTTTTGTTGTTTACGGTCAGCAACCTAGTGCATCATCTCAAAACATGGAAGGCGCTACAGAGATAGCCAGATTATTTAAACTTTTTGAACCTGAAGGTTTTGTACTATTTGTTGGTGGCCATGTTTCAGCTTTACCAAGTGAAACTTTACAAAAACATACTTTCATAGATGCAGTTTGTCAAAATGAAGGTGTTTACACTATACATAATTTATTAAAAACAAATTTATCAACAGATCATTTAAAAGACGTTGATGGTTTATGTTATAGATTAGATAATATAATTTTAACTAATAAACCATCACCAATTGTGCCTAAAAGTGATTTAGAAACTGTGTTACCTGGAATGGCATGGGAGTTATTACCATCTTTAGAAAAATATAGAACAGCTGGTTGGCACTCTTGGTCGAATAATACAGAGAAACAACCTTTTGCAGCTTTATATACAAGTCTTGGTTGTCCTTATAAGTGTTCATTTTGTATGATAAACATCATTAACAGAACAAAACCTGGATTTAATATAACAAGTGAAGATAGTAATATATTTCGTTGGTGGTCTCCAGAATTTATTATAAAACAATTTGATTACATTGCAGAACAAGGTGTAAAAAACGTAAAAATAGCTGATGAGTTATTCGTTTTAAACCCTAATCACTTTATGAAAATATGTGATTTAATTATTGAAAGAGGTTATGATTTTAATATTTGGGCTTATTCGAGAGTCGATACTTGTAAACCAAAATACTTAGAAAAATTAAAACAGGCAGGTGTCAATTGGTTAGGTCTTGGTATAGAAAATCCTAATAATGTGTTAAGAAAAGAAATACATAAAGGTGGTTTTAAAGATGTAAAAGTTTTAGATTTAATTAATACAATTCGTGAGGCTGGTATAAATGTGGGTGGTAATTATATATTTGGATTACCTTATGATACACATGAAACAATGCAAGACACTTTAGATTTTGCTTTAGATAATCCAACAGAGATGGCTAATTTTTATTCTGCTATGGCCTATCCAGGAAGCCCACTATATAAAGAAGCGATAAAAAATAAAATTGCTCTACCAGAAACATATTCAGGTTATAGTCAACACTCTTACGAAACACACAACTTAGCAAATGATCATTTAAAGGCATCTGAAATTTTAGAGTTTAGAGATTATTCTTGGGATACTTATCATTCACATCCAGGATATTTAAGTCTAATGCGATATAAGTTTGGTCAAAAAGCTGTAGATGAATTAGAGAACACAAAGAAAGTTAAATTGAAACGTAAATTATTAGGAGACTAATATGATGAAGCCAAAGGCATTAATTATAACATGGGAAAACTTTCAAGACCAAGAAGTTGTTTATCCTTATTACAGGCTAAAAGAAGAAACAGATGATGTAAAAATCATATCTAATGTAACAGGTAGATTTCATGGCATTATGGGTGTAAATATGACCTCTCATGATATATTAGATAATTTAACAAATTATTCTAATTATGATTTTTTAGTTTTACCTGGAGGTGTTAAGTCATTAGAAAAACTAAGACAAGAAAAAGATGTCTTAGAGTTTATTCGCCAATGGGATGTAGATGGTAAACTGATAGCTTCAACTTGTCATGGCGCTCAGTTAATGATATCCGCTAAAATTACAGAAGGTAGAAAAATAAGTGGTTATTATAGTATTAAAGATGATATAAACAATTCTGGTGCAATATATGTTGATGCACCTGCCGTTATTGATGATCATATTGTATCTTCACCACACTATGATTATATGGGTGATTGGATGAAAGCTGCAATTACATTATATTATGCAAACGCTGAACGAGGATAAACTTCTTAGAATACATATTAAGGCATCATATTGTAGAGCATTTGAAGAAGAAGTTTTTGACCTTGTACAAAAAAAGATAATTAAAATACCAGTTTATCTTTCTGCTGGGCAAGAATATATATCATCAACTTTATCTCAATTACTACTTGATGTTGATAAACAGATATTCATACAACACAGAGGTCATTCAACCTATCTAAATTTTGGTCGTATGGAACATAATTATAATGAACCAGGTTTAGATCCCATTTACGAGCTTCATATGAAATATTTGGCTCTAGAATTATTGGGCGATAAAAAAGGTTGTGCAAATGGTATGGGTGGTTCTGCCTCAATACAATCAAAGAAAAATAACATATATGGTCATGATGGTCTTATGGGTTCTCATGGCCCTATTGCCACAGGTGCCTGTTATGGTAATAAAAAATTTACTCTTTGTTTTATTGGTGATGCAGCTGCTGAAGAAGATTATTTTTTAGGTGCTTTAGGTTGGGCATCAACAAAAAAATTACCAATATGGTTTATCGTTGAAGATAATAATCTCTCTATTCTTACTGAGAAAAAAGTTAGAAGAAACTGGGAGATGAATGATGTTGCAAAAGCTTTTAAAATGAAATCTCATAGTTGTACTGATGATCCAAAAGATTTAGCTCTTCGTTTTTATGAAACTTCAATTGAAGAACCTGCATTATTTAATGTAAAAACTAATCGTTTATTTTGGCACGCTGGTGCAGGTATAGATGACCCTGATACACCAGACTTACATAAAAAATACATCAAATATTTTGGACCTAAATACAGTAAAGAAGCAAAAGATTATGTGA